AAGTTATTGCCATCAGGGGTGGCGTAGTAACGCTTGCCCTCTATTGTAACTCTAGGAATGGGCTGGTAGTCAAATTTTGGATTATACATAATTATAGTCAATTATAGACTATTATAGTCCAACTGTCAACTATATTCGAAAACTTTCTCCGCAACCGCAACGATCACGTTCATTGGGATTAGAGAACTCAAAGCCTTCATTAAGACCCTGGCGCACATAATCTACTGTCATGTTTTGAAGATATACGTTGTCTTTTTGATTTACTAGCACAACAAACTCTGACTGTGCGTAGTTTATAACGTAGGGTTCAGGGGTGTATTCTCGAACGTACTCTAACACATAAGCAAGGCCCGAGCAACCTGTAGTTTTGACCCCAAGACGAATGCCAGCATAGTTTTTGGTTGTAACTAACTTTTGTATTTTGTTTCGGGCAGTGTCAGTGAACGAGATCATGTTTTTTGCGATAGTCTTCTACCGCAGCTTTGATTGCGTCTTCGGCAAGGATTGAGCAATGGATCTTAACTGGCGGGAGGGCAAGCTCTTCAGCAATCTCGCTGTTTTTGATCTTGCCTGCTTGATCCAAGGTCATGCCTTTGACCATTTCTGTAATCAACGAACTGCTGGCAATGGCAGATCCACAACCATATGTTTTAAATCTTGCGTCGGTGATTATGCCATCACTACCTACCTTGATCTGTAGTTTCATAACGTCACCGCAGGCCGGAGCACCTACCATGCCAGTGCCAATGGTTTCATCAATTTCAAATTTGCCTACATTTCTAGGATTTTCATAGTGGTCAACCACTTTTTCAGAATATGCCATGTTGGTTTCCTGTCATTCAAATGTTTGGCTAAACAGCCTGTTGCGATATCTAAAAGTCACTGTTTCGCCGCGTTGTGTCACAACTGGTACAGACTCGCACACAGTTCGGTAACTGATTCCACCGGGTTGAGAGTCGCCACGCCCAGCTTGATAACCTACCACTCCACCTACCACAGTGGCTATGTCGCGTCCAGATCCGCCGCCAATTTGGTTACCAATTGCGGCACCAGCAATGGCACCCAGTACACCACCTGCGGCATTGCCCGATGAGTATGGAGTTTGCACAGCAATCTCGCGGCATTGTTGTTGATATGTGGTGATCATGCGTGGTTCAATACGCACAATTTCTGCGGTGCCATAACTGTTGTATTGGGCCATGGCCAATGGGGCAGTGGCTGTAAACAGAGTAAACAAAATTGCCAGGCGAGTCATACAGTTCTCCAGAAGTTAGTGTATACACTATATACTATTTAACATTTCGTGTCAACCGTTAGTTGACCAAATTGGTTAGACACCGCGGTCTTTGTTCATTGCCGATTTGGCAGCACTGGCCACAATGTCTTGTGCTTTGTTTACAGGCATAGCAACATTTGGTTCGCCTGCACCTTTGAATACCAACATGCCTGTGTTTGGATCCATGGGTTCCAAAAGGTTACTAAGTGGCTCTTGACTCACAACATCGGCTAGATTTTGGGGAGTGATGTTGATATCTAAATCATTGGCCAATTTGATAAAAGCATCTTGGCTAATTTCTTTTTTGGCACTGGTATCTGTAGCGCGGCCATTAAGAAACTGTACCAAGCCCGACAGTTGCGCTGGGTTAGGCAAAGGCGCCATTCCCATGCTACTGTCAACTTCAAATATTTTCATTATCTCTTGGCGCGGCCTAGCGCGGCAGCAGGTGGTTCAGCACCAACGTCGGCGGCTGCGGCATCTAATGCAGCATCGGCGCCCATATCAGCACCAGCTTCAGCACCCATAGCACCAGCGGCTGCCATGTCAGCACCTGCGGCGGCCATGTCGCCTGCGCCAGCGGCAATGTCAGCACCCATAGCACCAGCAGCTGCGGCACCAGCAGGAGCCGCACCAGTTACCACGTTCAATGCGGCGTCGAGTTGTTGCTTGGCACCTTGAATATTTTGTAACAAGCCTGTTAGTGCGGCTGTGGCGTCTGCATTAAATTGTGCGGCTTGGTCAACACCAACTTGATTCTTGATTGAGTCAACCAAGGCTGGAAGTTCTTTGAATTGCAGTTCACTCACATCTTCTAGCATGGCTTGCATTTTGTCAACCATGTCTTGTGCAGCCAACACAACTTGAGCTTGTTGAATTTCGCTTTCGTTCAGTCGGCGTGCCATTCTGCGGAAACGACTTTCGGCCTGCATCATTGCGGCACCAGCCACAAGTTTTTGTTCTTCTGGATTCAATGTTTGACCGGCTGAACTCTTTTTAAGTGCGGCAGCCAATTTAGGATCTTTAGCAACTGCACCAGCCACAGCAGGCTGACCACCGGCCACAGCGGCTTGTGGTGTTGCAGGTGCGGTACCAGGTGCAGGGGGAATCATGTTTTCTTGCAAACGACTAGACAATGCCTGTTCCATCATTACCAATTGTAGATAACGTGGGTCTTGCTCACTGCTATGACGTTGAGCAGTTTTGCGATGCTCGCCCAAGATACCACGTACTTTGCCCAACATTGATTGAGTTTGCCCACGTGTTAATTGGTCAAAGCGAATGCGGCTACCAAAATAACTTTCGAATACTTTGGCAATTTGCTTACTTGGCGTTGGAGCCGATAGTTCTTGCAGTTTCATTATTAAATCCCTTAATTTGCATATATTTAGCCTGATTTACACATTTCTCTAGTTCGGCTGTAACTGAGTTGTATTGGTCTATTTTGGGTTGCAGTTTCATGTTTATGATTTCATAAAATGATTCTGTTTTTCCACGCTCGCCAGTGATTTGTCGGCAGTATATATCCGCCGCTAATGACTGTTTTTTACGGTCTAGCACCAATATCTGATTAGATAAATTGTAGTGTTGTTGATGATCTGTTGTACACCAACTCATGGCTGTTTTTTTTGTGCTGAACAAATGAATTGTTTTGTCCCAAGTGCTGACTTGAAATCTAGCATCCTTTGACTGTATACAATATTTTCCAAAAACCACAAGAGAGCCAGTGCCGTCATCTATAATAATAGAATCGATATTACGTTTGAGCTCTCGTTCGGCCCAGGCATTTAGTTTTTGTTCTTGGGTCATTTAAATACGTAGTGAGTAAGCAACCATCCTACTGTTGCTGACAAAGCGCCAATTATACCAATACCCCAGTTGATCAGCTGATTATTGCGTTGTTCGCCCATTCGATGCACTATGCTATGTACTAATTTGACGTCTGCTTTGATCTCATCAATGCACACAATCATGGAATCTAATTGTACTTCCAGTGCCCGGTAACGCTCTGCACATAGTTCAACATGTGCTTCCAAACTTTTCTTTTCAATGTCGGTTGTGTCTACCATGATTGCTCCAATGCATTATTTACCGCGATGAACCAAATATTTTGATTATCACCCGATGTAGCAATGGTAGGAGACATGCTGGGTTGTTCAGTAAGATTTAGCATCATGGGAACCCCTTCACAATCTTGTTTGAGTCCAGCCAATGGGTCTGCATTGCCATGCATTTCAAACACGCCTTCTGATTCAGATCTAAACTCAAACTCCCATTCTGCGTTTTTCTTTACAGGCACAGTGAGGTCAATTGGCTGTGTTCGCAAACTTATAATTTGCAAAAGTGTTTCCCAATTACGTTGTTGATTGCGCGAATGATTCCAGTCTTGTTGATTGCTTACAGTTTGTCCAGCGCGGTCCACAAAAGGAATTTCGCTTGATCTGTAGTGTCCGGTTACACCAGTAAGACTGCAATCAAAAAGGGTACGGCACGTGATCTTCATTCTGTGAGTATTTAATGCCAAAAAGAAACCCTGGAGTTTTTAATTCCAGGGTTTGGTTGAGACTAAACTGATTACAGGTTAGTGAAGCTGGCTGTAGCAGAAACGTTGGCAGTTGGGATACCAATGTTCAAACCACCAGTGGCATTGGCTGTTTGAGCAGCCGCAACCAATGTTGTTGTAGTGTAAGCACCACTTGGATAGATAGCCAAGCTGATTGTACCAGCTGTTGCACCTGCTTGGTAAATTGCGATTGTACCAAGTTGTTGAAT